GAGCAGGTGGGGGTGGAGCTGGAACCGCACCGGGTGGAGGTGGAGCCCCAGGAGGAGGCGGCGGTGCATCAACTCCAGGAGTGCATGTAATTCCACCAGGGACAAAACCAGAAGGTCAGCCAATAAGCAGTGGAAGCGGAAGCGGAGGTGGAGGTGGAGGTGGAGGTGGAGGTGGAGGTGGAGGTGGTCCATCGTTTGACGATCGTTGGTCTCAGGTGAGCGGAGGCAGAGGCGGCGGAGGCGGAGGAGCGGCCCAACCCTCGGGTGGCTCGGCTCCCGTCATAAACGCTCCGGAGCTCGACAGCCTCACCAAGGGAGTGAGGGGCAGGGGAGTGATCGGCGGCGCAACTCCAGAGGCTTCTGCTGCCGACGTGGCAGCAAAGCTCGGAGAGCCGACCGGCGGCGCTGGTGCTGGCGCTGGTGCTGGTGCTGGTAGAGGTGGCAGCATTTCTGCTCAGCGGCAAGCGATGATGGATCAGGCCGATCCAGCGACCAAGCATTTGATGAGACAGATGATGGCGACCGAGGGCGGTGGCGCTCCGACCCTTGAGGCGCTGTTCAATCGCACCGCCGAGGTTCGGAAGAAATTTCCTGATTACAGCCTCAAAGAAGAACTTAACAGTGGGTTCTATAATCCAATCAAGAAAGGAATAGCACAACAAAGAGTCATCGGCGCCAAAGAGCAAGCGGAACAAGACAAGACCATCAGCAAAGTCCTCGGCGGGAGCAATATCATTCAGGGGAGAACGAACCAGGGAATGAAGGGCGATCCAGATTGGGATGCTCCTGGAAACGTTCCGGCGCCTGGTTCGACCGACTATTATAACTATTGGGTGGGTCGTCGCCGAGGACGTGATTTTTCACGATCTGAAGCCGCGCGTTTTGCGGAGAGTCAACAGGAACAGGAGAAGGCCGACTTGACAAAGGTGGCCGCCTCCGCAGACGTAGATAGAGCCATGGTTGACAAGAGGTCGGTTAAGACTGTGAAGGTGGACGCCACAGGCAAGGTGAACGTGAACGTCGCTTCCGGTCAAGGCGACGTTACGCTGGGCAGTGAGAAGCTGTTTAAGCCCACGAGTCCCGAGCGGAGCACCCAGATGACCGCGGCGGAGAGTGGCCCGAAGGCGCCGTCGTTCAACGAGCGCTGGAGCCAGGTCGGCGGAGGCACGGAGACGGCCAAGGCCGGCATGTAGATGAGCACGATCAAGGACATCCATCTGCCGTTCCGAGACGACTGGGTCACGGCCTCGTTCAGGAACGCGTTCTTCTTCTGTGAGACAAACAGCAGGGACAATGGCCGCAGGATCGTCGAGCACGAGTTCCCAAAGAAGGAGCTACCGTACGCCGAGGATATGGGCAGGAGGGCCAAGAACTTCACGGTCAGGGCGTATTGCATCACTCATCCGTTCACGATGCAGGGTCCGTACCTAGACGGCTTGTACAACGTGGACTATCGCATCGCCAGGGACGCGCTGTTGGTCGCACTGGAGGAGCCTGGCCCAGGCACTCTGGTGTTCTCCACGCTGCCGAGAGAGAACGTGGTGGTCACCAGATACCGGCTCACCGAGGAGGAGAGGTTCGGCGGTTATTGCTCATTCGATATAGAGTTCGCTGAGTTCGGCGTGCCTCCACAGTATCTCGTGCCGTCGCAGAACTCGAATACGGTATTGAACTCAGCTGCGGATACTCTTCGCCAGCAGACAGAGGCCGGCATGGCCGGTCCCAATCCTCCGCAGCAAAATGCGACCTTCAATGACAGGTTCGGTAACTGGGGCAACCAGAAGATCATGATGAGGAGATAATGGAAAAGCCGGACGCGATAGAGGCCGAGGGGATCGTCCAGCGACTTCTGGCCAATCTGCTGATCATAATCAACGACAAGGGACAGGCGGGTATTCAGGCCAAGGTAGTGATCGGGTGGGTGGCGGCCAACGCTCTCTCGTTGCTCTACTATGACCAGCTGGGACCTCCTCTTGACATGTGCTTCGATCTGACTCGCCAGACCGGGTGCGACCTCACTCACATGGACGAGGTGAGGGTATTGCTGGACGCCGAGACGCCTGTGACCCTGGGGGCCACCATGATCAGGGATCGCAGCATCAACTTCACGCTCGCACAAGAGGGCAAGATCATCTCCAACATGGTCTTCACGAGTCGTCAGGACGTGGACGACTTGATAGCCTCGATGAAGGCTCCGTTCGATAAGGCGGAAGAGGTGGTCGCCGACACCATGGATGCGATGGACTACCAGGCCATCATCGAGCTCCGGGCGGCCATCGTAAATCACCTCGTCTCTACCGCCAGACCTTTGCCGAGCATGTTGTCGTACCAGTTCGCTAGACCTCTACCCAGCCTGATCATATCCCACAGGCTCTATGGAGACGCCAGCCGCTACGACGAGATACGCGCCGAGAACAAGGTGGTCCATCCAGCGTTCTGTCCGGCCATTGGTCAGGCTCTATCGGCGTGAGTGGTAGATGGTCGTCCGCATCATAGACGCTCCAGACACCACTGTTAAAACAGTGGTATCCAGTGATCAGGAGCCGGTGCCGGCGATCAGTCAGTACACGCTTCCGACCAGGCCGACGAACTCCAGGGTCCCGTATGAGCAGGCCACTCTGATCGTTGGAGGAATAAACTTCCAGGACTGGGAGAGCGTGTTCGTTCAACTGCGCTGGCACGACGCCTTCTCATATTTTCGCTTCTCCAGTGTGGAGCGAGACACGCCGACCGGCATGTTTCAGAAGCTCCAGTTCATGCCTGGAACTTCCACGCTGGTCAACCTCGGTGGCGTGAACGTCATAAAGGGCTACATAGAGACCAGGCAGGTGGCCTACGAGGCCAACCAACATGGGATCGAGCTCCAGGGCAAGAGCTGGACGGCACCAGTGGCCAGGAGCAGCGTGAACACCAAGAGTGGTAGCTTCGACGGCATGACCTGGAAGCAAGTGGCGGACAAGGTGGTCAGTCCGTACGACACGAAGATCATTCCTATAGGCAGCCTGAACAGCATTCCGTTCGACAAGCTTCAGAACCAACCCGGCGAGGCGATCTGGGACTTCCTAGAGAGGATAGCCAGACCGAGGGGGATCATCCTCGGCGCGGACAGCTGGGGAAATTTTCTCGCGATCGGCGATCACCACATGCCGGTGATCAACACCCAGCTGATCGAGGGTCAGAACATCAAGAAGTGTCAGTGCATCTTTCACAAGGAGCACGTGTTCACGGAGTACAAGGTGACGGCTCAGGCGGCGGCCAGCGACGACAACTGGGGAGTCAGCGCCAGCGAGCTCGAGGGCAGCTGGGCGGGCACTGGCTACAAGGGCAGTCTGCTGATCACGCCGTCGGAGCAGCCGGTCAAGAGCGTGCAGGAAGTGATCGACAGGGCGAAGAACGAGGCGCTGTGGCACGAGGGACCTCAGATAGATGTCACGATCACGGTCCAGGGTTGGTTCCGAGATGACGTGAACCTGTGGTGGCCGGGAGACAACGTGTTCGTGTACTCTCCGATGTGCCCCTTGAACATGATGATGAAGATAGAGACGGTGACGTTCACGCAGGACAATAACAGCGGCACCCAGACCCAACTCAATCTGAAGCAACCGTGGGCGCTGAAGGACAACGCGCCGATGAACATCGGAAGTCCGGATCCATCCATCCCGCATGAGCTCCCAGGGCAGACGGCTCCTGGCGACGCGATCAAGCCAGTGGAGTAGGTAGATGCACAGAGCGACCCCGGTGAACTCCTCCTTTCGCGCCTACGTGGCCGGCGGGAGCAGGACCACCATCCCGGAAGTAGACGACAGCAAGCTGATGCAGGAGAGCAAGGGCAACTTCATGGCCAACGAGGCCAGGAAGGCGATCGAGAGCCCGCAAAATTATGGCTTCACCAGCGTGGTGATGGATGCGACCAAGGATGCGCAAGGCAAGCTCCAGGCGTGCGCGGAGAGCTTCGTGCAGTTCATGGGTGGGAACAGGAGCTTCCCCGTCCTCGGCAACATGGATGACCGCAGATTCAGGCTGAAAGAATTGATGAAGGGCGACGTCGCTCTGTTCGATCACTTCCAGCACCAGATGCATTTCAACACTGATGGGATATTCGTCACCGGGCGCACGGACAAAAAGATGAAATTCCAGTTGGCTCCTCCTCCCCAGGACCAGCAGCAATCGAGCGGAGCTCAAAGCAGAGATGCGTCTGGAAGCTCCAGCAGCGGCAGTAGCGGAGGAAGCCAGTCGTATGGCCAAAAGAAACGCTACGATCAATCCACCAAGCAATACCTCGAGGTGACCAAGGACAACACCAATCTGGTCCACGACCAGACCATCAACTACAAGACTGGTATGCACAGCTTTCAACCTCCGGAGAGTGGCGGTACAGTGAGGGCAGGAGGCCCGCTGGTTCAGATCTTCGGTGACAAGTTCACCAACGGTCTCGGCTACTTCATGAAGCAGGTGACCGCTGCACCGCCGACCTCCTCGATGCACCTGGCTACCAAGGGTTACATCGACAGTATCATCAATGGGCTCGGCTTTCAAATCCCGTCGATCCCAAATCTGCCGATGCCTCCACTGCCTCCCGGTGTCACGCTGCCTCCAGGCATCACTATTCCGTCGGCGGCGGAGCAATCTGATTTACCGCAGACCTTTCCGACGTGGGTCGATGAGCTCTTTCGTAGGCTAGACCTCATAGAAGATAGATTGACCGCTATTGAGCGAGGCCGTCGTAGATGACCACGCTTCCGGTAGACATCAGGACGGTCCAGAACACCGAGTTCCCAAAGTACTCGGTGACCATCGACTGGCAATTGCTCTCCACCGGAGAGTTAGACGACGGCATGGCGTTGGCCACAGCGGTGGTCGTGGCGCTGGGGACCAATGCCCTGGCCGATGTCACCGACAGGTTGCCAGACCCCGACTCGACGAACAGGGAGGGGTGGTGGGGAGACATGGATGGCGACGTGATCTGGAACGCATGGCCCATAGGAACCAAGCTATGGCTCTTGAGAAGGAGCTCGATAGCTCCGGTGGAAGCCAAGTTCGGTGCCACCCAGGCCTGGGTGATGAACTACATCAGGGACGCCATCGAGCCGTTCATTGTGCAAAAGATAGCCAGCAAGTATGAGATAGTTTCTCTGAGAGTGGATAAGCAGAGGATCGACGCAGTGGTCCGCATCTATCGGGGACCTAATATAGCCATCGACCTCATGTATCAGATGCTCTGGCAAGGGATCATGCCATAATGCCTTGGTCGACTCCCACTCTGAGAGAGGTACGCTCGCTGGTCAGGGACAGCGTGCATGGATCGCTGCCGGGCAGCGACGCCACGATCGCGAACAGCGTGCTGAGGGTAATGAGCGACACCCAGGGCGCGCTTTGCTTTCTCACACTGGAGTATGTGGACTGGCTTTCACTTCAACTGCTGCCGGACACGGCAGAGACCGAGTGGCTGGACAGGCACGGTGACATCTGGCTGGTCAACTCCGACGGCACGACGGGCAGGAAGCAGGCCACCATGGCCTCCGGCTCCGTGACCGCCACCGGCGTGAACGGGAGCATCATCCCTGCTGGTACTCTGCTCGGCAATGGCGCGGGTGGCGTCTCGTATCAAACCACTGACCAGGTGGTCGTTGGCTCCGGTCCCACAATAGTTCCGGTGACCGCTCTGGATGCCGGGATCATTGGGAACCTGCTGCCTGAGGACACTCTGTCCTTCTCTGCTCCTCCTCCCGGCGTCGACGGGAGCGCGACCGTGGTCACCATGGACGGCGGCACGGATACAGAGACCGATGACCAGCTGAGGATGCGCGTCCTGCGTCGCATCCAGCAGCCACCCATGGGTGGCGACGCGACCGATTATGAGGCGTGGGCCCTGGCCGTGCCCGGAGTGACCAGGGCATGGGCGTTCCCCAACGAGATGGGCATCGGCACCATGACGGTGCGTTTCTTGATGGACGTCTTGAGAGCCTCCGATGACGGGTGGCCAAATTCAACAGACGTGGCTACCGTCGCCGACTACATAGACAAGATGCGGCCGGTCACGGTCAAGGATTGCTACGTCGTGGCTCCGATCAAGCAGTTCGTCGACGTGACGATAACCAACTTGGTTCCTGACACCGAGGAGGTCAAGGCTGAGATCGAGCAGAGCTTGCGCAACATGCTGTTCGCGAGGGCCTCTCCGGGCCAGACCATATTCTCTTCTTGGGTCAGTTATGCGATCATGAATGCGCCGCACGTGCAGTCGTTCCTTCTGGTGACCAACAGTGACTACGTGATGGACAATGCTGGCTCGATGGCCGTGCTGAGGACGATCTTATATGAGTGACCGTCATGTACGCAGGTCCGGTTCAGATTATCGGGAGGCGTTTTTCTCGCTACTGCCATCTGGGCAGGCGTGGCCCAAGCACTCCATAGGCAGTGTGCTGTGGATGACCTGCGACGGCCTCTGTGAGTACTGGGGTACGGTCGATGGTCGCGCCGCCGATCTGCTGGAGACCGAGAGCGATCCGCGCATCACGATGGAGCTTCTGCCTGATTGGGAGCGCAACTGGGGGCTGCCAGATCCGTGCTACAGCGCTCCGCAGACCATTGGTGAGCGTCAGAAGGCACTGATCATGCGGATGACCATGATGGGTGGTCAGTCGTGTCAGTGGTTCATTGACTTCGCTGCCTTCATCGGTTATTCGATAACGATCACAGAGTATCGACCATTCATGGTTGGGTTGGATCGCTGCGGAGATAATCGCGTATATGGCGACGGCTCCAATCCGATGTTCAGCGATACCTTCGTGTGCGGCTATCTGCCGGTCTATGACCCCAACGGCGAGCGCGTCTCCGAGGGAGAGTTGTCCGCGTATCCAAACTATGGGCTCGGACCTCCAGAGAACCGTTATTATTGGACGGTGCATGTCCATAAGACCAGTCTGACGTGGTTCCGATGCGGCGGAGGAGGAGGTCAGACCGGCGTCGATCCGCACTTGATCATCGGTCACGCCACTGACCTCGAGTGCATCTTGGCTCGCTGGAAGCCAGCCCACACCGAAATCGTCTACGACTATTCCGGTCTCACGCCTGACGACCCGATGGCCGGGACGCCATGACCTTAAAGGGGAAGTGATCATGAAGTATAACGTTCCATATGGTTTGCCGGATGAAGTCACCTGGGGTGACACACCGTACATCAATGGAAATCCGGCCACAGGTCAGGCCGGCTCAATCCCTCCGGCGGCCAGCATAGAGAACCCGCAGCGCGAGATCGTCAACTTGATCAAGGCGACTGGGGTTGTGCCTAGCAATTCGGACTTGTCCCAACTCGGTCGCGGCGTTCAGAGTGGATCGCTGATATTTGCCATAGCCGCTGGTACGCCGAACGCCATATCTGTGAATCTAAACCCGGCGCCGCTGGTCATTCATGAAGGCTTTGTGCTTTGGATCAGGACTTCAGCTCCGAACACCGACCGAGTATACGTCGATGTCAACGCGCTCGGCGGCATGGAAGTGCTGTTGATGGACGGGACTACGATCAAACCGGGGACGTGGGGGACGAGTTGGTACATTGGCTTGGTCGCCGATGCCAACGCTCACTGGGTGTTGTTCTCTGCTTCGGCAAGCGTGCTCGGCGGCCAGACCAAGCTGATCGCCAACCGTCAGCTATACGTCAACGGGACAACTGGCGACGATACGCTGTACAACGGTTCTTCTCCGACCGTGGTATCTGGTACCAATAACGGGCCGTTCAAGACGATTCAGAAAGGCGTGACGACGGTCGGACTGATTGATCTCAATGGCTACTCTGCAACGGTCCATGTTGCCGATGGCACTTATCCTGAATCGGTGACATTGCCGGGCGTCTCACCAAATGGCATCGCTGAGCTCAGCGGCAATGATACGAACTGGCAAAACGTCGCGGTTAATGCACCAACAGGTCCTGCGATCAGGCCTGGGCCGGGAAATTTTTTGTGGAACATACATGGATTCCATTTGAGTAGTGGAGGGCCTTCGGCCGGAGGTGAAGTACCGTGCGGACTTTACGTCACCGGTGCGGGGCATTCGTTGGCTTATTGGAACATCGAGTTTGGCCCTGTCACAAGCAGCGGCTATCACATCCTGGCGCAGTATGGAGGCATCGCAGAGGCTATATTTGGTCCATCGCAGGCATTTAGCGGCGGAGGGCTGCGGATCGTTGGAGGTGCTTTGGCACACCTCTGGGCCAATAATGGCACCATCTCTCAATGGCAGTCAGCACCGATGACGATCGTCGGGGCTCCAGCATTTACCTACTATGCGCAGTGCGGAATGAACGGGACGATCGCTCAGACCTACTCAGCGATAACAGGAAGCGGAACTGGAGCTAAGTACAGTGTTTATGGCAACGGGGTGATCAACTTCAACGGCAACCCTCCAGCAACCTATTATCCGGTGCCAGGTGCCGGTGTCGCGGCCACAGGCGGTCAGGTGATCTAAAGGAGGATAACTTATGTTTGTGATCAACGATTGCTACTGGCGGATCGGCGGTGACGACACAAGAGTATGGTCGAGCGCACGTAACGGCTATGTGCCGATCACCGACGCGGAATACACGGCATGGCTCGAACACGATTATGTTCGCCCGATGCTTACGGAGGAAGAGTTGGCGAATGTTCTAAAGGGACAGGGGTGGCACGACGAACCAAACTTCGGCCCGGTGAGAAAATAGATGACGGCTACGGTAAACATAAGCACCGAAAACGATGCCGATTTTCGGCACGTCTTTAGCTATCAGACCGTCGATGGCGTCCCCATCGACCTGACCGGCGTCACCTTCCACATGATGCTGCGCGCGAACATCAACGACGCGACAGTGTCATTCGAACTTACGACTGAGAATGGAAGAATTGTTCTCATCGACGCGTTAAACGGTTTGTTCGAGTTGATCATTCTGCAAGCTGATCTTGAACAGATGGCATCAGCTAACTATCAGCAGTCTCTGATCGCAGAGTCAGGTGGCGCGCAATGGCGCATCTGGCGCGGCACATTCAACACGGCTCCGGGGCCATCTCGATGACTGACGTGGGTTTCACTGACGTAACTGTGATCAACAGTGATTCAGATAATGTGATCGTCATCAACAACGATCCAACTCCGATCATAATCGAGTCATTAGATTCAGGGCCGCCGGGGCCGCAAGGTCCGCAAGGTTCGCAAGGTCCGCAAGGAACTCCTGGGTCGACTGGCGCCATCGGTCCAGCTGGCCCGCCAGGGCCGACGGGAGCGATCGGCAGCTCATCGATCTACGTGGCGGACGTGCCGCCCACTGGCGTGCCCGCGAACACGCTTTGGTGGGAGAGCGACAGCGGTCTGTTGTACGTGCTCTATAACGACGGCGATAGCACGCAGTGGGTGATCGCGGCTCCGGTGCCAGACGTCGGGGCGTTCCTGCTCAAGAGCGGCGGCACTATGACCGGCCAGCTGACTCTGGCGGCCGATCCGACGTCAGCGATGCAGGCCGTGACCAAGCAATACGCCGACGCGGTGACGTACAACTACATCATCAACGGCGCGATGATGGTGAGCCAGGAGAATGGGTCTACCACGTTGAATGCTGCCAGCGGTTATCCGGTAGATAACTTTGTAGTCTATTTCAATGCAGGCGGCCTCGCATATGCGCAGCAACCTCCGACAACGCCGAGCGGGTCGCCAAATCGCATCAGTTGCTCGGTATCCACAGCCAATGCAACGGTAGCGGCTGGACATTTTTGCGGCATAGCTCAATTGATTGAAGGACTTCGCATTGCGGATTTGCGGTTTGGTAGTGCCTCAGCCAAAACTTTCACGCTTCAATTCGGCGTCAAAGCACCCGCGGGTACCTACAGTGTAATGTTTTCAAATGGTGCAGACAATCGTTCGTATGCGGCGGAGTATGTCATTGCGGCCGGCGAAGCGAACACCGATGTTCTCAAGTCAGTCACCATTCCTGGAGATATGATCGGAACGTGGGCTAAAGACAATACCAGAGGTCTTAGTGTGTTATGGGGCTTGATGGCGGGTTCAACCTATCGCCAGGCTCCCAATTCATGGGCTGCCGCCAGTAGCATTTTTGGCTCTACCAACCAATCCAACTTCATGGGCGCGGCCGGCAACATCTTCGAGTTGTTCGATGTCGGACTCTATCAAGGAACGTTCGCGCCAGCGTTCAAGGTACCTGACTATGTGAGCGAGCTGGCGAAGTGTCAGCGATACTTCGAGAAAACAACAATCAATATTGCGAGCTCAGCACCAGCGGGTGGTTTAAACGGTCATGCAGTGTGGTTCTATAAGGCGATAAAGCGGGCAGTCCCTACACTGACTTGGGCCGGGAGCACCACAGCAAACACGGTCTATATGAATGGAGTGGAGGGTTGCGACGTTTACTTAGGTGGTAGTAGTCCAATCATCGGCACTGGGTCATCGGCGAATGCGAGGCTGTGATGGGCATCAACTTCCCCAACGCACCGACGACCAATCAACTCTATCCACAGCCGCCGGTCGCTGGCCTGCCGGTCTATCGCTGGGACGGTCAGAAGTGGACGACGCAGGGCGCTCCCGCAACCAGGACGCCGGTCTACACCGACGGCTCGACGCCGATGACGGCGCAGCTGACGCTGGTGGCGCCGCCGGTGAACTCAACGGACGCTGCCGCCAAGAGCTACGTCGATGGAAACGTCTCCTCGGCCCTTCACGACGTCGGGCGCAACCTGCTCCATAATTCGCTGTTCAACATCCAGCAGCGCGGCGCGGGGCCGTGGACTACTAATGCATATACTGCTGATCGCTGGATACTGAATGTAAATACGGATGCCATCAGTGCGACCATAGTGAGTGCTGTTGATGGTGTCAGGACGCAGATCGGCGATGAGGCAGTGCAGTTCTTTTTTCAGAACACGTTTACTGGAAGCGCAGCCGCTACCGCGGCTACTGAAATTATACAGAACATCGAACGGGTGCGCCGACTTGCTGGAAAGACCGTTACGGTGTCATTTTACGCTGTTGCCAGCACTGCCGGACTGAAGCTTGGTCTGAATGTTTTTCAGTATTTTGGCTCTGGAGGTTCGCCGTCTGCTGGTGTCTATGCTCAGGCTACAGGCAGTGTCGTCACTCTCAGCGCGACGTGGGCACGCTATAGCGTTACGATTGCGATCCCTAGTGCTGTTGGTAAGACGCTGGGAACAAATAACGATGACTTCACCCAATTAATTTTATACCTTTCCAGCGGCGCCAACAACAATGCGACGGCCGGCAACATCGGCGTGCAGTCCGGGACGGTGCAGCTTTGGGGCATGCAGCTTGAGATCGGCTCCGTCGCGACGCCATTGGAGAAGCCCGACCCGCAGCAGGACCTCGCGAAGTGCCAGCGGTTCTATCAGACTTCTATAGCACTTCTACAAGTGTATTCGACTGCTGGGGCCAACTTCGATTATGGCATTTCGTTCGCGACGCCCATGCGCGCTGCCCCAACGATTGCGTTTGTGTCAATATCGTATTCCAGTGCGAGCGGCTTGACCGCCGGCAACATAAGCAATGCTGGATTTAACGCCTTCGCTAATGCGACGGCGACCGGGACGGTACTATTCAGTAGCTCCTTCACCGCTTCGGCTGACCTCTGATGCGCGCGGCCATCAACGCCGTCATCGAGGGCCTGCGCTGGCCATGGTCGTCGTCAACGTGCTCTGACGCGAGGATATAAGATGTCCGAATATCAACTCACCGCAACCGAATCGGTTATCCGCACCGCTGACGGTGCATACATTCCCGCCGATCCGGCCAACCGAGACTGGCAGGAATATCAGACGTGGCTGGCGGCCGGCGGCGTGCCCGATCCTTACGTGCCGCCGCCTGAACCGCAGCCAGATCAGAACCATGGCGAGACGGCGAACCTTCGCATCGCTGCCGGCGTCAATCATGCGGTGGACGCCTATAACCAGCACACGCCATCGCCTCGGGGCGGTCAGGGCGAGCCGAGCACTGACGAACGCCTGTTGCGGCTTGAAGAAAGTTTCAAGGCAATGTGCAACGGCCAGATATTGACGGAACCAAAATTGAAATGGGCCGACGACGGAAGGAACTGAAATGGCCTGTCGGTTCTGTGAGCACGTGAGAGCGGCGCTGCAAAGAGCCATGTCAGCGAGGGGGAAGGTGCATAGACCTCCCTCTGGCCTTAAGGTATCTAAATACCTACCATCGAGCAAAAAAGGGGGGAGGGCCTCCAAGCCACCTCCTGGCCAGGGCTGGCAGGAAGCGGCTGGTAGGCCCAAGGGGAGGGGGGAGCTAGGGTAGTACCTCCCCCAGGGAGGGCCCATCCACGGCCCTCCTGGGAAGAGGCCCCCAGGCTCCTGGGAAGGGCAAGGGGAGGTCCCATGCCCTCCCCTAGGGAAGGAGGCTCTATGGACTACCACCTCTCTCCAGAGGCCTGCATGAGGGCACGCAATGCCCACGCCTATGCCCTGGGCAGGCAGGAGCGCGGGGGGTTCCGAGTGCGCAGGGTGGTGTGGGGTCTCACGATGGCCAGGGCAGAGCGCCTCGACGAGGAGGAGATACGCAGGGTGCTCCTGCTCGTCGAGGGAGTCATGAGCTCGCGGTGCCGCTCACGCGTCGCGGCACGGTCCTAGCACTGGGTCGTCCGTGGCCACACCGTTGGCGATGGCCATCGCTCGATAGGTCCGGAACAATTGCAGGCCGGCCCGCCTGATCTTGACCAGATCCAGCTTGCCTGCGAACAGTCTCAGGCGCACGCCGAGGTTGTGCATGGCTCCCGGAGAGAGCAGGAAGCCGGCGCAGGTCTGCGGCGCGTCCGTTGGGCTCATGTGGCAGCCGAACGTGCTCGCGGCCATGTCATAGGCCACCGGTGCAGATAACTTGAACGCCTCCGCCGGGAACTTGCCCACCTGGTCGCAGCGCCAAGGACACTCTGCGCACGGCTCCACGCGGTATCCTCGGCCGACGGTCACGCGACCCTCCACCGTGATGACCGCGTGGTCGGGGCCGGCCAACCTGCGGCGGGTGATCCTGTTTGGTCCTTCTCTTCTCATTTCCTCCTCCTCCATACTCGCTCGAAGCCAAGGCTCCTGCCCGCGGCCTCGAGGGTAGCATTGGACGGCCGCCACGTGGCCCCGAAGAACCACGCGCGCATGGTCCCAGCGGTGGGGCCCCCGCTCTCGTGGATGTGACGCAAGGCCTTGCCGTTGACTCGCTCGCCGGTGCTGTCCTCTATGACGGTGCGCAGCACATCGATCGCCGGGTCCTTGTCCTTGAACACGTAGCTCTTGTAAATGGGTGCGGCCATGATCACATCTCCCCGATCACGGTGTAGACCGACTTCGTGCCCTTGCCCTTCTTGCGGAGCAGCTTGGCCTCTTGAGCCTTCTTTAAGATGTGCGAGTATGAGCCGGCAGAGTAGCCGTGGCCGAGCGCGAAGTCCCTGACCACTGCGGCGTTCACCTCGTGCAATTTGAGCTTCTTGAAATGGGCCGATAGCATGGACAACAGCTCTCCATTGCTGGCCGCCTTGACCGCCCCATTCTTGGCCTGGGCATTGGCCACCGGCGTGATCTTGGGAGCCTCTAGCACCAGGCCCGTGAGCGCGTGGAGCACCCTGGCCAAATTCTTGTCGTCGCAGAACGCTTCTATCCTGAACATAACTAAACACTCCTTGCTTGCTTTTTAGGGGTGGAGACCATTCTCCATCGTCCCTTACTTCAGTTGGTCGATCATCGCGTCGCAGGCCTCTCTGACCCTGGCCGCGTTGGTCGACCTCTCCTGAATCTTCTCGAATAGTTCCTTGGCTTGGGCGCGGTACGCATGGGCCGTCTCCTGACACTTCTCTACGGCCTGCTCGTTCTCGGTGCGCACCCTCTCGAGCTCCTTGACCAGCCGCAGCGTCTCCTGCTCGCACTCTCTCGTGCTCTCGATGAGCGCGCGGCCCATCTGCTCGATCCTCTTGGCCGAGGTCTCGAACGACATGGCTATCGCCTCGGCGCTGAGCCTGCCGACGTCGTCGACCTCCTCCGCGTGGGTGACGTAGGAGGGCATGGCTTCCAACCGCGGTGCCTGTCTTGAGACAGTCCTCCTGATCTCACGCTCCATGTCATTGATCAGGTCGTCTCGCCTCGAGTCGTTGGTCATATTCTATCTCTCCTGGTTGATAGTGATGGAAGACAGCTTGCGAGGTTTCACGGAGACCTATGACTTTCGGAGTTGACCCGGACCCGAACCTCGCCTTGTTAGCCACGCTTCGCCCGTTGCTGCCGCGGCTGCGTTGGAGAACCTCCGGGGCTCCGAACTCTATTCCTCTCTGTCGATCAACTCCTCTACTATCCGGTGGAAGGTCTGGGTCACGCTCTGGTTGCCGTGGACGCGATCGACGAT